TTACAATAATATAGTAGGAAAATTTTTAGTAGATGGAAAATTAAATACAATACCATCGCCCGTTGTAGGTTCAGTTGAATGGAAAAGTTCATATGCTTTTTTAACAACATCTAATAACACAACCGAAATTTGGAAATCTTATTTTAATGAATATTTGGGTAAATGGATGACAGTTAAAATAGGAAATTATGTTCCTAATGGTGTTTATCTATATGATGGTATTAATAAAACATCTGATATAAGTTTTGGTAAAGTAGAGATTACATTTAAAACTGTTCCTGAAATGAGAGGTGATACAATCACATTTGTTGGTAAAGCAAAATATTCCATTGAAACCAAAAAAGATAATTTATTTTCTAAATTTAAAATAGATTCTATACAAAAAGTTGTAAAAATAATTTGTGAATAAAAGAAAATTTTGTATATTTTGTGTATGATAACAATGCCACAAACTCCAATTACGGAGCATTCTTTTAAAAAATGGAATGCAATAAAGATTGAGGAAAATGATGGTGATAGTGAATATTATTACTACATTATTCCAATGCCAAACGATAGTGTTGATGATATATCAGAACGTCCTACCCTTATTTCAATAGCAAATGATGAATGGAAAAATTGTGATTTAGAAGAAGGACATTATTTAGTATCTTTATTTGATTATCAAGATTTACCAATGATAGAAACCGAAGAAGAAGTAGAATTATTATATAAAATCTTAACAAAAGAAAATCTAACAAAATGATTTATAATGAAGATTGTTTAGAAACACTTAATCGTAATTTAGAGTACGATTATATTATTACATCTCCACCTGATTTTGATGAAATAGGTGCAGATACTAAAAACATAACACCATACGTTGATTTCTTAGACCAAAGAATTGCAAAATTTAATCCAAAAGGAAATGTAGTTACTATATTTGTTTCTGATAGAAAAGCGGAAGGAACAGTTATACAAAAACATATACTCATTTGTGATTTAATGAATAATGCAGGTTGGACGTTAAAATCACAAAAATTATGGGTAAAAAAGGAAGATACTATTGATATGTACCGACACGGATATACATTTATTTTAACATTTGATAGAAACGCAACAAAACATCCACTTTTACCTGATGTATTTAGTGAAAAATTTGTACCTGCAACACCAGAGTACACATATAACTTTTCACCTAATATTGTAAAACAATTTATTAACTCATATACTAAAAAAGGACAAATAGTGTTTGACCCTTTTATGGGTAGTGGTACTACGGCAATCGTATGTGTAGAAAACGATAGAAAATATATTGGTAGTGAGATAATTGAGAGTACTTGTAAAATTGCAGAAAACAGAATTAGTAAAATAAAAAACGCAGATAAATTTTTTAAACTATAAACTATGACACAGAAAAAGAAAACAGCAGAAGAATTAAAAGAGAACTATGATAAATTTATTTTGGTTCTAAAGAAGTATTTTAAAGGTGAAAGACTTGAAAAATTACTTCATATGTATTCCGAAGATGAATTAGGAATGAATTTAACAATTTCACCTGCAAGTGGTAGATTGTTGTATCACAATTGTTATGATGGTGGCTATATTGACCACATTTTTAATGTAACAAAAAATTCTTTAAAGGTAAAAGAATTATTTGCTGCACAGGGTGGTACAATTGATTTTACAGATGAAGAATTAATATTTGCAGCATTGCATCATGATTTAGGTAAATTAGGTACTAAAGGTCAAATACACTATGTACCAAATACAAATAAATGGGAAATAGAAAATCGTATGGATTATTATAAACGTAATGATGAAATACCATTTATGACATTGACGGATAGAACGTTTTTTACATTAAACCACTATGGTATTCAATATAACGAAAACGAATATTTTGGTATTAAACTTACTGATGGATTGTATGATGAAGATAATGAAAAATATTTAAAGACGTTTAATGTTAAAAATACCCTTCGTTCATCTATTCAATATATTTTACATTGGGCTGATTTTATGAGTACAATAATTGAAAGACAGGATGAAATAAAAAGACAAGACTCTACTGACAATTTTACATTTAATGTTGGTAAATTCTAACAAATTGTCAGTTTTACCTTAATGGTATGGTTATTGAAATATATTAGGTATTATTAACAAAAAAATTATAGATTATGTTTTATTCAGATTTTGACAAATTCGTTGAAAAATTATTAGTAGCAGACAGTAGACCTTTGTGGGAAACTCATTCAAGAACTTTTGTTCCTTCAAAATTCGCAGTAGATGTAAAAGATGATAAAGCTTACATAGCATTATCAGTATTAGGACACGACCCTAAGAATATTGAAATCAATTGTTACGAAGATAAGATTGAAATAAAGGCTAAAAAAGAAACAAAAGATACAGAAACTCCATTTGAGCAATTAATTGCTAATATTGATGAGAGAATTACTTTAGGTAAGGATTTAGATGGTAGAAATGCAAAAGCAGAAATTAAAAATGGTATTCTTTCTATTGTTGTAGAACGTAAAGAAGAATCAAAGCCAAAAAAACTTACCTTAAAAGTTGGTTAGTTTAGTTATTTTGTGTATATTAGAGGGTAGTCTAAACAACTACCCTTTTTTATTATGAAACGTGGAACAAAAATAGAATACTCACAAGTATTGCCGCTAAGAACGGATGTAAAGATTAAAGACCAATTTGGTTGGTTACCATTATCAATTTATAGACCTACGAAAGAAAGTAAAATTAATTGGAAAGATGCATATCTAAACGATGGTCTAAATGAAGTTAGAAGAGGTGATAATACTGAATATTTACCGGATTACTCTTTCTCAGAATTTCACGCTGGGTTAGCCGAAAATGTAATAAAGTTTTGGAGTTTAAAAGGTAGTAAAATAATAGACCCTTTTGCAGGTAGAGTGACACGAGCATATGTTGCAACAAAATTGGGTAGAGATTATACTGGATTCGAAATTTCACCAAAAACCTATGAAAGAGTACATAATCATTTTGAAGGTGTTGGTATGAAACCACATATTATAAATGGTGATGGAACATTAATGGAAGAAATATCGGATAAAAGTGCAGATTTGATTTTTACTTGTCCACCTTATTTTAATTTAGAAAAATACGAATCCGTTCCTGGTCAATTAAGTGATGAACCAAAATACGAACCATTTATGAGTAAAATAGATGTTTGTATTGGTAATTGTTTTAGAGTATTAAAAAGTGGTGCATTTGCATGTTGGGTTGTTGGTGATATGAGAACTAATGAGGGATTTCATAATTTCCATGGTGATGTTATCAACTCATTTAAGAAGCATGGTTTCTTACAACATGATATAGTTATATTAGAAAACATTTCACCATTTGCAGCATTACAAATTGGTAAAACTGCATCTAAACGTTATACATCTAAAATACATGAATATCTTTTAGTGTTTAGAAAACCAGGAGATTATGATATTCCAAAGTATTGCTCACCTGATGAATTAGAACAAGAAAATAAATTACAACAATTTTTTAATTATGTGGCAGGATAAGTTTAATACTTTATATTTTAATGGATGTTCTTTTACCGAAGGTGGTGGATTAGAAGAAAGGACAATTAATGTTAAATTGGCATATAAAGAAAAATATAATATTGAATATAATTCGGAAAAAGATGTAAGTTATCCGGCATTAATACAAAAAAAATTTCCAAATATAAAAATAATCAATGAAGCTAAGAGTGGCAGTGGTTCTGAAAGAATTGTAAGAAAAGCATATGAATATATTACAAAAAACGGAATAAAAAAATCTCAAAAAACAATATTCTTCTTTGAGATACAGGGTGCAATTAATAGATTAGATGTTTATTCTAACAAATACAACCGATATTTAGTTGCAAATGTTGATTATAAAGATACAGGAAAAATAAATGATACACAAACTACATTAGATTGGATTTATGGACCTCAAATGGATGAAGAATATAGAAACAAAACAAGAAATTTAATAAAAGAATATTCAGAATATTTTATCAATCCAATAAAATACGAACAAAATGTATGTTATTCTTTTATGGGTTTAATTTCATTTTTAAAACAAAACAATATTCAATTTTTTGTATCAGGTGGTTTACACTATTTTACAAATCATATTAATTTCAACAATTATTTTCCAAATTTTTTTGAAAATCATTTATTAAAAATTGAATATAATAATAAAATATATGATTGTATAACTACATTAGCGGGTAATAATAAAATGCAAATAACAGATGATGTTGGTATAGATATATCATGTGATGGGCATCCTGGTATTTTTGCTCATCGAATTTGGGCAGATGGAATTATTAATTTTTTAAACAAAAAATATTTATAAAATATGAGATACAAAGAACAAATAAGACAAAATCTTAACGTTATTGAAATTAGAATGAATTATTTAAAACAAGCTACTGAAGGAAGTAAACCAATTACTCCTCAAGATGCACTTAAAATGATTGATGAAGTTTTATATTCGTTAAACAAAGTCAACGAATTAGTTGACTTAGAAAGAGAAGGATAATAAAATGAACTGGCTTAAGTTTTTAGTGGGTTTTTCCGCACTAATTATCGCAGGTTGTGCGGCTTATTTTTCAGTAACAGGTTTAGGGGTTCTATTTGCAGGTGCATCGTTATCGGTAATGGTAATGGCATCATCATTGGAACTTGCAAAACTTGTAGCAGCAACCTATTTAAAACAAAAATGGGATGAAATTAGTGGATTTAACAAATGGTATTTAACGGGAGCGGTTGCATTATTAATGTTAATCACCTCTGCTGGTATTTTTGGTTATCTTTCAAACGCATTTCAGGCACAATCTTTAAAATTGCAAGTTGTAGATAGAGAAATTGCTGTTTATCAAACAAAAATCGACCAAAATACGGCTCAAATTACCCAACTAAACACTCAATTGGGGCAATTATCACAAACTCAATCAACAATTTTAGATAAAGGTAAGGTAAATAACCGACTTTTACGTTCAATTGATAACAAAGACCGTCAAACTTCACAAATTAACAAAAAAATTGAGGTTTTACAAACTGAAAATGCTCAAAATACCGAAAAAATCAACCAAATTAAGCTAAAAAACTTAGATTTAGAGAAAGAAGTTGGTGGATTTAGGTTTGTTGCCGAAGCATTTGGTATGGAATTAAAAAATGTTGTAAAATTCTTCATATTTTTGATTGTAATTGTGTTTGACCCACTTGCAGTAGCTCTTATTATCGCATTTAACGGATTAATTGGCAAGAAAAGAGAAGAATTTGTATATGATGAGGGTAAGTTAGATGATTTAATGGAAGAAAACTACAAAAATTACCAAATTTACGGAGATAGTGGAAAAAATTCTACAAAAGAGCAAGAAAATGAGGTTATAGTGGAAAATAATATAGAAAATAAATCAGAAGAACCAAAAATTGATGAAAAAGAAACACCATATTGGGAAAAAGATGATTTTGATTGGAATAACAAAAATATGTGGATAAATAACCCTTTAGCGGTTAAATATTGGATGAATAATGGTAATTCTATCCACAAATACAATAAATTATACAGAGAACACCTAAACGAAATGGAGCAAATTAATACCGATAACATAAAAACGTATTAATTTGGTAATTTGAACAATTTTTCTTATCTTTAACTAAATTATAGTTATGAATTTAGGTTATGCTTGTATAAATCTTAGTTTGGGTAAGAAAATTACCCCTAATCGAACAATGATTAAAAAAACCTTTTTAGCTAAGGGTTTAGATTATGTGTCCGACCTAGTCCTATTAAATGTTACCGATTTAGAGAAAATTATAGATTGGAATGAACAAAATGGAATAAAATTCTATCGAATGAGTAGTGATATGTTCCCATGGGCTACTGAATATGAATTTACACAACTAAAAGATTGGCTAGCTATCAAAACTATATTAGAGCGTATTGGTAGTAAAGCATCATTATATGGACAACGTTTAACTTTTCACCCAGGTCCCTTTTGTGTATTGACTTCACCTAAAGAGAGTGTAGTACAAAACACAATTAACGATTTGGAAGTGCATGGTAAAATTATGGATGCAATGAAATTATCGCAAACACCTTACAACAAGATTAATATTCATTGTAATGGGGTATATGGGGATAAAAAGAGTGCAATGGATAGATTTATCACTAATTTTGGAAGACTCTCTAAATCGGTGCAAAATAGGCTTACAATTGAGAATGATGATAAGGCCTCAATGTATTCTGTTAAAGATTTAATGTATATTCACAATGCAATCAATATTCCAATTGTATTTGATTATCATCATCATAAATTTTGTACAGGCGACCTAACCGAAGAACAGGCATTGAAATTAGCTATAACAACATGGCCTGAAGATATAACACCAGCAGTACACTATTCTGAAAGTGCAACCGATAAAAAACCACAGGCTCATTCTGATTATATTTGTGAAACAATTGATACTTATGGTGTGAAAGTAGACATTATGGTAGAGGCAAAACAAAAAGATTTAACAATATTAAAATATAGGGATAATAATTATGGCTTACTCAGAAAAAGTGCTTGACCATTACTCTAATCCTAAAAATGTAGGAACATTAGATAAATCTAAATCTAATGTTGGAACTGGTTTAGTAGGTGCTCCGGAGTGTGGTGACGTAATGAGATTACAAATTGAAGTAAACGATGGTATCATAACCGATGCTAAATTTAAAACATTTGGTTGTGGTTCAGCAATTGCAGCATCTTCTCTTGCAACCGAATGGTTGAAAGGTAAGAGTTTGGATGAAGCGGTAACAATTGACAATATGGATTTGGTAGAAGAATTAAATCTACCTCCAGTTAAAATACACTGCTCAGTATTGGCAGAAGATGCAATTAAATCTGCTATAAATGATTATAGAAAAAAACAAGGTTTAGAACAGCTAATATTTGAAGAATCACACATATGATTACTCTAAGTGAAAAAGCATTAGATAAAGTATTAAACTTAATGATAGAAGGTGGAATAACGCCTGATACGCATCACTTAAGAGTTGGTGTGAAAGGTGGTGGGTGTTCCGGTCTTTCTTACGTTATGGATTTCGATGATACAATAGAAGATACTGATGAAGTTGTAGAAGTGGAAGCAGGATTAAAAGTAGTTATTGATAGAAAATCAGTATTGTATTTATTTGGTACACAATTAACTTATTCAGATGGTTTAAATGGTAAGGGGTTTGTATGGGAAAATCCAAACGCATCCAGAACATGTGGATGTGGTGAAAGTTTTTCATTATAAAATAAATTAAAAAATTATGTATTCAGTTATTATACCTACAATGTGGAAATGTGAGAGATTACACCAAACTCTTATAGAACTAAATTCACATCCATTGGTAGGAGAAATACTTTTATTTGATAATACATCAAATTCAAATAAAATTAAAAACTTAGATAAAGTTACTCATATTTTAGAAGGAAAAAATACATATGTAACAGCTCCATGGAATAAAGGAGCTAAATTTGCTGCATATGATAGATTGTTTATTTTAAATGATGATACTTGGATGGATTGGAGAATATTAGATACATTATATGATTATATAACACCAAAAATAGGACTAATCGGTTTAGCAGAAAACGCATATGATATTATACAAACATCGGGTATCGGATTAGAGCCTATTAATCATAGAAATGGTGGATGGGGGTGTGCATTATGGGTACATAAAAAAAGCTACAATGAAATACCAGAAGAAATGAAGATTTGGGGACAAGATGATTGGTTATTTGTTACAAATAGGAATGCGGGGAAACAAAATTACAAATTAGTAAATTTTAAAGTTGAAGGTGAAGTTTCGGCAACGCATACTGCAAATGCAAATGATATTGAATTCAATAAAATTAAAGAAAACGATTTAAAATTAAAACAACAATATAATTTATTTTAGTTATGTATTTAGCAACACCATATAAAATCAGTTACGATACACAAAAGTATCCATTTAGAAAAATAGTTTCAGAAATGTTAGAAGTATGGGATGGAGATACTATTCCATTGGAAGATTTGCATAAATTAGAACATTATGATGTTTTAGTAAGAGAAAAAGACCAATCTACTATTTGGCATAAAAGATATTACGAAAAATATAAAAACGAATTTTTACCAACATATTTAGAATTAGTAAAAGAACTTAAAGATAGATTTGGATATGATGAAATCATTTATCAGGCTATCCCAACATTTAGAGTTCAATTAGCAGAAGGTAATTTAGGTGTAGGTGAGTGGCATAAAGATAGAACTTACAATCACGGCACAACCGAAGTGAATTTTTGGATGCCATTTGTAAATACCAATGAGTATAACACTATTTGGATGGAAAGTAAAGAAGATAAAGGTGATTATAGACCATATGAAGTAAAATATGGTGAAATTTTAGTATTTAGTGGTGCAAATTTATTTCATGGTAATAAACCAAACGAAAGTAGTGAAACGAGAGTATCGGTAGATTTCCGTTTAGTAGACCCTAATAAATTTATACCAAACGAAGCTGGATCAATCAATATGAAATCTAAATTTGATGTTGGTGGGTATTTTGAAAAAATTTAAAAAATAAAATATGAAAACATTAACAGAAATTATTGACTTGTATGGCAGTGATAAAAATTTAAGTAATTATACACCAAAATATGAAGAAGTATTTGAACCAATTAGAAACGAAAAGTTTTCGATGTTAGAAATAGGAATTGGTACGATAATACCAGGTGTACAAAGCAGTATGGTGAACACAAGTGTACCAAATTATAAACCAGGTGCTAGTTTAAGAAGTTGGCAAGAATATTTTAAAAATGCAATGATATATGGTGGAGATATTCAGTTTGATACACAGTTTGAAGAAGATAGAATTAAAACTTTTTTATTTGATTCAACTTCAAAATTTGAATGTGATGTAGCATTAGAAGATATGAAATTTAAAATTATAATTGATGATGGATTACATACAGCTGAAGCGCAAATATCTACTTTTAATAATTTATATGAAAGAGTCGAAAATGGTGGTTACTATGTAATTGAAGATATCAATCAACCAGCAATACGAGAATATATTTATAATATTTTTGGATATGAAAATGTATATAC